GAAAATCTTGATATAATTATCAAGTCTATGGAAGAAATCAGAAAAGTAGCTGAGAGTAATCTAAAGCGTATCCAGGAAGGATACAAATACGAAGAAGATCTTATGAATGCAGTGAAAACTGCAGTCAGACAGAACCCCGAGGTACCAATGTCACCGTACATGAAAAATGCTTTACAAAAGTATGATAAAGTCGATGATGAGTTCAGACTGATGACCGGGGCACCGATTACGAAAGCCGAGCAATACATCCATGCTAGGATGGTTGAGATAGCCATTAAATTACATGGCCCTAAAAGGACGGAATATGACGAGAATCTTCCGATCGATAGCTTCGATCATTACGGAGTAGACGTATGGAGAAATCTGAAAGATGATTTACGACAAGTACAGCCTGGACAGGCTAAGCAGAGAGCAGAAATCGCAAACGTTTTTGCGTCGCCACCCGACAAGCTTGACATCATTACGATGATTAAGAAGGATGCGAGATTTCAAACTGCACTGAAATTCGTGTTAGACAGGCTACCAACTGTTAATGCGAGCGAAGTATTCATGCGCTACAACGCCCCCTACTTAAAATACGATAGCAATACAGGCTATCCGTATGGTAGAAATGACAAACTGCCTGTTAACATAAATGGGAAAAGGCAAAACTATACATATGGTGAGCTGACCATTCGGGAAATGACTTCGAAGGGATATTTGAAGGACCCAAGGCAGATTCCTATTGTCACAGCAACATGGGGACGCGACCAAAGGGGAAAAGGCAGACTGATTGAGGCAACAAACCGATATCAGGTACTGTATTGTAATCAGTTAGTTGGCGCAGAGTCCGAGGCTTATAAAGTTAAGTCTTCGTTATTTTCAGGTTTTTGGAACGTTGCAGCCCGCAAGACGCAGGCAATTAAAAACCGCAATTTACTTAGGATGCCACAATTTTCGGAATACACATTATCGAATTTTGATTATGAATCCTACGATTCGACCATTCCTCAGCAATATTTAATGCTTGACGGTGCTATATCTTTTATTAAAACCAATAATGCTTACGGCAAGAAAGTCGCCATTGTTCAAGGTGCCTGGTCATTGTATCAAAGTGTATATGATGGGACAGTTGGGAAAATAAGGACATTTTTCGGCAGACAGTATTCAGGACAGTCCCGCACTGCAATAGGTGGCTCAAGGATGAACGCTGTCATGTCTGTCGATGCCCAAGTAAATCTTGATAAGGATTGGGTAAACGTTGCAAATGCTTTTGAAAATTTGGGAGGTATTGCAATTGCTGTTCTCGGTGATGATCTAAAGATACTACACCGTAAGAGTATAGATAAAAAGAAACTTTCAGGAACGGTTAAAAACCGAAGCCATACAATACTACATCCAGATAAAGGTGAGTTGGGAGAATTCTTCCTACAGTTTAGGCTGTTCAACCTTGAAGATGAGGATTACTATGTCATAGCATGGACCCGCATTATAAGATCAATCTTTTTCAAAGAAAGAGCGATGGGATTAGGACCACTCGGATGGGTGATGGCAGTCTGGCAAGTATTGACAGGTTGTATAGAATATCGGCCTGCATTTAACGAATGTGTCAGACTAGTTGCTGAATTTGATGAATACAAACTTGGTTCCGTTCTGACCTTAGCACAGCTAAAAGAACAATTAAAACGAGAAGACGCTGAAGCCTTGAAGAAGGACCCATTGCGTGGTAAAACTTCTGCTGAAAAGCTTACTGACATGAATCCAAATTATGAGGGGATAGTTAGTAAGATAGGCGACAAAATGGAATAGGATGGCCAATTCATGGAGTTTATGCACCGTGCAGTGTCTGAA